ATCATCATCGCATTCAATCAAACAATTATAATAATCATTTATCAAGTCCAACTCATCATTACATTTATCCAAAGTTTCTTCAAAATGTTTCCATTCTGCAAGTTGATTGAAAGAAATAAGGTTGTGCATAATGCCTCCAGGCAATAGTAAATTAATAACAAAGAATAGTTTTGTTACATTGGCATAATCCCGAAGATATTATTATTGTAATAAACTCAGATCATTTAGTCAATCAGCAATTATACTTACAAAAAAAGAGGGGTTGTCAACCCCTCCTGTTGAAAATTGGTTCAAAAGTAATCATCTTTTCAAACCAATCTCTTAAATGAACTTGATAACAAGACCAATACTTGCATCCCCTATAAGTGAGTTGATAGCAAGCAGGTGGTCTGTTATCTTTATCCATATCATCATAATGATATGTGTAGTCTTCCATTACTTACTTAGCAATAGGACTTCTGCATAAATTAAAAGAATGAATGCTGTTGATGCACCACAAATGGATGCTATTAAAGCAATCATTTTGCTGCTCCAACTAATTGTGCTAGTTGTGCTTGGTGACGACGATTCTCTTTTTGCTTCTTCTCTTTAATGAGTTGAAGGAAGTTGAGTTTTTGCATCACTTGTGACCCTCTTTTACAAACTTGACGCCACGATATACTTCGTTTTGTTGTTGGGGTTGTTGCATCATTTGCTGTTGATACTCCAGACGCTTCTGGGTATCATATTCAATGCCACGGTATACGACTTTAGACATTAGGGTTCTCCTTAAGTGTTTAGGTTAAAGAGCGTTCCTTCAGTCGGCTTTTGCGTTCGCTATTCTCAAATAGCGAATGAACGATCCGTTCCGAGTCGGCTTACTTCCGTCCCATAGGGATGAACGTATGATCATTATAGATCAATCAAATTATATAGCAATTTTCTTTTGTAAAATGTGATACAGTTTTATAAAAACTTAATCTCTAGTACGCCAGTCTTCTGGTTTATCCTGACTAAAGAAATCTATAATATCGTCAGCACTTTGAAACCCAGTTCTATGGTTTGATGGATCAGGATCTCCAAGGTCCATAGCATTCATAAAATCATCCAAACTACCTTCCTGCATATTAGGATTAGCAGCACGTCTTCTTGCTTGTCTTAAAATAGTTGCAGCAGAACGATTGGACTTTGCCAACTTTTCTGCCCAAATCATATCACTTAACTCTACAGTTTCGCCATTTGCAATTCGTTCACAGATTGCTTCAAGGCGAAGACGATACTGAGTAGAGAGCATATACTTCTCCAGATATAGTGTATTTAGTTAACGCTCAATATAACTTAGTGTATGGTCTTGAGCATAAAGTTGTTGAATAATAATATCACAACCAATCTTAGGGTTGCAATCACCACAAGTATAAACATCCACTGCTGCCTTACCTTCTTCAGGCCAAGTATGAATGCTAATATGACTTTCAGACAACAAACAAATTACAGTGACACCTTGTGGTTCAAACTTTTTTGAAATTGTTTGAATTACAGTAGCACCACTTGCAACTGCTGCGTTTTCTAAAAGATCAATAAGACAACGCTCGTTATCCAAAAGAACAAACGAGCATCCATATAAGTTAAGAAGATAATGTTTTCCCATTTACAAAGGATTATCCTCCACTTCCTTAATCATTTCGCTAATAATTTTTTCAGTTCCGTCCATTGTCTTTACAGCGAACAAAGACGATTTTTGATATTTCTTTAATTTTTTATATCTTTTTAGAAGTCGATCAATATCAGATTTAGGCATTTCAACTTCTACATCAAATCCTTCACTCATCTTCCTTTCTTCTTTTTCTCAGGTTGTTTATATCCCCAAAGTTTGGGATTAGTTCTACCGTATCCAAAATCAATCTTTTGAACTACACCAGGACCATACTTATCATAATACATATCAAAAATACGTGTCCTGCTTCCTCTCACCAGATCGATATATTCTTCATCATTAAGAATATACCAAATCAAATAAGCATCATTTGGAAATGAAGAATCTTTTGCTACATCAACCGTAGTTTTTTCTAAAAGAATATCGCAACCATAACTGCTGGGCAGAATAGTTCTTTCCTCATTTCCATAATCTGCCATATTGTTCTCCTTTCTCCTGTTCTAAAGCAACTGTCATGAACGACCGCCCCATTGAATATCGGGGTATGCCTCTTTTACATTATCAAAAGATATTTTGTATTTATCAGCCAGTCGCTTGTCTTTTGTAAGAATTAATACTTCTGCATCTTTTGGATGAAGACCGCGAAGAAGATTAATGAACATCATTTCTCTGCGGATTGTATTCAGAGTATTATTTCCACCCTTTACAAAGTGATAAAGGTTTTGGAATTCTTTACGAAGTGATGTACGTCCTCTACCATCAAGATCTTGTCCTGTTGCAGATGTTCCACCTGCAGCTTCTTTTGAAAGATTTTCAGACAGTGTTCCAGAATACACAGATTGCTCATCTGCATTTGCATAAGGAACATCACCTTCAGGAAGAAGACTAATTACAGTTTCGTCAAAATTCCAAATGAAGATGGACTTCAATGAGTCATGCTCATATGTCTTAAGTACCTCTACTTTCTTTGCATTAGAACGTTGCTTAGATGCAAGTTCTAAAACTTCAAATACAAAAGGATTTGATGGAAGTGACTCGATTGGTTTATCACTCGTCGTCTTCTTCTTCGTAGTCGTAGTCGTCATAATTGTTTTCAAATCGTACTGCTAAAATTTCATCAGGAAGCACATTCCCGTTTTCGTCAAACATCTCTGGGTGCGTATAAGCAACGTTGGTGGTGTAGAAATGTTCCTTTGCTAACCATCCTACCACACCTCCAACAAAAAAGAACATTATTGAAATAAGAGTACTGATGGTGAGAGTTACTGCTAACATCGTTTTTCTCCAGAGAATTTTATTTTTTCCTGATATCCAAGTAGAAGTTCAGGTGTAAAACAATTTCTCTTCGCAAGAGGGTAACCATTTTACCAAACTTTACTTGAAAAGTTTTTGGTGCTTCTGGTTTATTCCTCCTATTACGTAACAGCAGCTCAATACCCCGATTAATCTGGGGTTCTGACTTATTTAGTTTGCTTCTTTCGTCGCCCAGGTCTTTTGTCATGACTATACTTCCGCGCATCTTCTAAGATGCCATACAAATAATTTTTAATTTTTCTTGCCTGAGGTTTAGGAATGTGTCCATAACCTTCACGAAGTTGTTTGTGCATTTCATCTGTTCCACCTTCAAGATAATCATCCAAATCTATTACTAGATTGCTAATCTCACTTGCGGTGGTACTCTTAATAAATTCATCAACTTCAACTTTTCTTGTTCCACGAACTTTTAGATAATCATAAAACTTCAACACAAACTGTCCATTAAAAGCATAATCAATTGCTTTCTCAACATCGGTATAAACTTCGTGAAAGTTGTTATCCATTAAACTAGATTTTGCTCCTTCAAATATTGAACAGTGTCGGTGCAGCCGCCAAGATGATTGTCATCAACAATTACTTGTGGGAAAGTAGAACCTTCTCCAAATTCTGCATAGAATTCTTCACGACTAAAATCAACACCCAATTTATAAACTACGTGCTGTAGTTCTGCTAACTGTAGCACCTGTTGAACCTTTGTGCAATATGGACAACCGTCTTTTGAATAAACTGTAAATGTCATAGTTCAAATAAAACTGAAAATTATTTAGTGTTAACTGGAATTCCTTGTCCTTCTGGAAGTTGTTGAAAATCAACGAAATTTAATTCATCAACAGCAGCAGGTAATCCTTGTTGTCCTGGTAGTTGTTTATCTGTTGTAGAAGTAATATCAATCACTTGATCCATGATAAATCGTGCTTTTCTGTGAATTCTTTCTTTTGGTCTAAATTTACAAAGCATTAAAGCATCAGACTCTTCACTACATTGAGCAACCACTTTGCCAGTCCAACGATCAACTACTTCCCAATACTCATTCATCTTTTTTCTTCTTTGGTGGTTTAGGTGGTCTATAAATGTTTGGCCAAGTATCTCTAATAATTTCTGCTAATTTATAAGGTGTCTCTGAACTAATCATTAAAAAAGGAGGGTTTCCCCTCCCAGTATATCATAAAGCGTTACCCCTCGGCAATACTTCCTCTGGAAATACAAAATTCTCATGAGGTTGATCTACTGGTGCCATCCATGCACGTAGACCTTCATTCAGAAGAATGTTTTTCGTGTAGAAAGTTTCAAACTCTGGATCCTCCGCCGCACGAATCTCTTGA